AAAGAACTAGAGAAGGTTAAACAAGACTTAACAAAACAAGAATTACAAGCAAAGGAAGACCAAACGAAACAAGAAATAGCCGACCTTATAGACGCTAAGAAGACTGCATCCGATGTTAAGAAAACAGAGATGGAAGTCAAACAACTAAAAGAAATTGAACAACTGAAGAAAAAATTAAAGGATGAACCAGAGAAATTAAAGACAGAAATGAAGAAAAAAGAAGAACAATTTAGAGAAGTTATGAAACGTGAATCAGATAGATCTGACGCAATTCAAGCTGAACTTGCCAAGCAACTAGAAAGGGTTCAACAACTTGAAAAACAGATCAGAGAAACAGAAGCTAAGACAGAAGCTAAGGCCAGTAATACACGTGATGAGATTTTAACAGTAGATGATAAAAAAGAAAGGGAAAAGATGCTTGAAGATTTTAAGAAGGCTGAAGATGCTTATAAAACCAAAATAGACGAACTAGAAAAGCGTATTGGTGCAGATACTACAAAACGAGAACTAGAAAGGGTTCAACGTCAAATGAAAGCTAATGAAGATAAGATGAAAGAGACTATAAGTAGATTAGAAAGAAGGGTAGAAGCAGAGAAAGAAGCAAAAATCAAAGCACAGAAAGCTGAAGAGGTTAAAAAGCTACGTGAAGAAAGAATAAGAGAAACTGAAAGAAGAAAGATAGAAGAAAAAGAAAGAAAGGCTAGAGAAAAGGCTAAAGAAAAGGAAGAAGAAAAGATACTAGAAGAAGCATTAGAAGAGATGACCAAGGCTGAATCAGAAAGAAAGGCAAAGGCTAAAGAACCTAGTAAGCCACCGAGCCCACCAGGGAAAACAGAAGAGACAAAAGCGTCTGATAAAACACCCACTATAAATATTATGGCAATTGCTAAGGCTGTTTCTGGTGTAGAAGATGATAAGATTATTAACCCTGATACAGGACGTAAGGTATCTATAAATAGTCCTATAGGTAAAAAACTATTAGCAAAGAAACAAGCAGAGATACAACAGGCACAACAACCAAAGAAAAGAGGTAGGCCTTCTAAATTGACTAAGAAGATCGACATTCCACCTAAGACTAAACCAGTAAAAATAAGGGCACCTAAAATTGTAGCTAAGAAAGAGGCTAAGACTAAAGAAGCTACTAAGGCTAAGAAAAGTAAGAAACCATTAGAGGAAGAAGTAAAGAAGAGTTAAACCCCATGATTTGACCTTTTAAGGGTTTTCACGGCTGTCCATTTTGGCGATTTTTATATATACTATATATGAATTTAGCCAAAATGGACAGTCGTGAAATTGTTTAAAATTTGCTTCCTGTTGGGTTTGTACATCATGACGATTTTTTACCTATACTAATATATAACAATGTCTATTAGTCAGATATTACAACCAAATCAATATACTATACATGGTAATCTAAACCCTACACAATCCGGAACCATTGAAGATGAAGGACGTTTAATTTTTCAATTTGCAGGTACTACCCTTCCAATATATGAAACAAGGCGTTATTATTATTCAGTTGTTGGGAATTGTGTAACCTTTCAGGCATTGATCGAGATACAAAACAAAGGGAACGGAGCAGGGTCTTTAAAATGGGACTTACCTGAAGCTTTCCCCCAAGGTGCTGCTATTGGTGGAGAACCTAAACAACAATTAGGCCTGTCTATCTTCGGTCAAGCTGACCCACTCAAATTTAAAACATTATATGCCTTTATAGATACTGGAAAAGAGATATCATTGCGAGGAAGACGAGCAAATGATGGTATAGATGAAAATATTTCAGATAATGATATAAATGTTGCTTCAACGATTATAATATTTGGTAGTTATTTCACACTCTAATATATTATCTCTCGTGTATATATAAAGATGTCTATTTCTCAACTACTACAACCAAATAATTATAATCTGTTTGGTAAGTCGTTAAATGGTATAACACAGGAAGAGATAACGGGTAGTAATGAAAACGGTCAAGTATTGACCCTTGTTAATAAAGATGAAAAAATAGTTGCTTTTACTGATGCCCCAGAAACGACACCACCTACTATTGGACAACCAGATGGTTATGTATTAGCGATTAAAAATAATACGACAGGTGAATTAGAATGGAAACAAGACGCACAAGGCAGTATTCCAGACCCTTTAGTATTAAGTGGAGCAAATAGTATTAATAAATTTCAAGTTCAGGATAACTCATTTAATAAACAATTCAATGTTGATACAGTAGGCGGAACAGTCAGTATTGGAGGCGTCCCCGCCAAAGGAAAATTAGAAATTAAAAACAGTTTAGATGAGACAGTATTTAATGTCGATACGAACCTTGATATAGGGAATGTGTTTGTAAATGGAGCAAATTATAATCAAAAATTTGTAGTGTTTGACAGTGTTTCTCAGAAGTCATTCACGGTGAATACAGACGAAACCGAACAACCAGTATCAGTGGGAGGAGTACCCCTACCGCTTGTATGTCCTATTTACTCAAAAGTAGAAGCAACATTACCTACGAACGATTGGATTGGGTATATAGTAAAAAATGGTAATGCGAATTTCTACCTTCTAAGCAGTAATTTAGGACAATGTGGAATGTATTTTGACGCTAATGAAAGTTTATTAAGCAACGGTTCAGGGACAATGACTATAAATGGTGAGGGTCAAACAATTATTCAAAAAGACGGTTCCGGAGGCAATCCAACTGCGGTAATTTCTCAAAAACCGACTGGTACTTCTATCGAAGATGATATTAAAGTAAGTATTAGTGGTAATGCTGGCGGGTCTGTTTTAAATATTGGTGATGCTGGGAATAACATCACAACAACAAGCAATTTATTAATCTCTGGTGATGCTTCAACAGATAAATTTGTTGTACGAGACGAACAAGATAATAAAATATTTTGGGTTGAAACGATAAGTGACTCCATTTTCTTAGGTGGTAGCAATAGTGGGGCAAAATGGGGCGTCTTTGATACCTCTTTTAATTTACAGTTCTTACTCGATACCAATAATAAGCGAATGATATTGGGTAATCATGCTGGTAATTTCCCTAAGATGATGGTAGATTATCGTATAGGACAATATACAACGGTAGTCCTCGATGACCAGCCAGGCGGTTATATCACAACCAACACGTTAGCAGGTGGAGGACAAATGCGTATGCTTTCTGGTTATGATGGAACTCAAAATAATATTATTGAAAGTACTGGGAGTGCAGGTTTGGTTATATCGTCTGATGATTTGATGACTATTACGGCTGGTACTCAATTAACTATTAATAGCCCGTGTGATTTCTCAACAACTCTTCCAACAAGCACCATAACCCCAGTAGGGAATACATCGTTGACGCCTAAATTCTATGTAGATAATAAAATTGGTTTTTTAGCAAGTGGTATATCCGCATCTTTAACCGCACAAGGTGCTGTAGCTGGAGACCAAGTATTAGACCCCCAATCTTTTCAGGGTTCTCCAACGGTTTTTCCTAATACATTTCAAATTGGAGATAGTTTTAATTTAACTGCTTCTGGAAATTGTAGTTATTCAAATGGTGACCCAGTTATAATCAAGGTTAATTCCCTTGATGGTTCATTAAATGTTACTAATCTGGCTACTATCACTATTTCTGCACCAAATACTGGTGCGTCATTTTTTGAGATTGAAGCGGATTTCACTGTTAGAAATATCGTTGCTGGTATTGCCGATGTTGTTTCGTCTGTAGATTTCACTTATCAAGATGGCGGGTCGTTTATTGGTTCTCGTAGTTTAACTATTACAAACACTCTTGACACAACAGAACCACAAGTTCTTCAATTAGTAACAGATTTATCTGGTGCTAATGCTTCCTCAACAATGACAACGCAATTATATGTATTAAAAAGAACACATTAAATATAGATGAATAAAGGTTGTAAAAACTGCGGATTTGAGATTGAGTTTTTAAAAGGCTATTGTGATACTTGCTTTTTTCTCAAGTATGATTATATAATATGGCTGATAGGTGCGCTTGGTGCCATGTTGAACTACCTGATAAGATAAAGCGTTGGGCATCCTATTGTACCCCTTGTTATGATAAAGGGATTATGTTTTACAATGAAGAAAAAAAGAAAAAGACTATAGTATAATATGGATATAGGAAATCTAAAGAAGGATCATCTAAAGAAAAAATATCTTTGCTTTAAGTGTGGGCTATGTTGGTGTACTGTTTGTTGCCTTCATAAGGCTAATACTGGGGTTACCTTTGATATTATAGATGGTCATGTATACTGTAGTAGTCACCGTTATGATAAAATCGAAGTGGTAAATCTTCCAAATATCTATAAAACTTAACATTCTTAGATATTTTCAAAAGAAAGTATATAAGAATGTCTGATAAACATCATCTTAACAGGATCAACCAATGGGCTAAACATCTTGGTTTATCTGATGTTAAAGACTTAGACTGGGTACCAGAAAACCTAGTAAAGATAGTTGACTATATTGAAAATAAATCCGGCTACTCAACCCAAACAAAAGAGAGTCATCTTTTTACTTTAGTCAAGGTGTTGAAAGAATATGGAGACCCAAGAACAGATAAAGTAATGAGAAAGGCTAAAGCCTATCTAAATCATAATAACCAAGAACGGGCAAAACAAAGTTTTGATAAATCTGAGTTGAAGTCATGGCGTCCTCATTCCTATTTCAAAAAGAAGTTCTTGGATGTTGCAGGAGAATACACAATTGAGGCTCTTATACTTGGTTTATATACGATGATCCCGCCTATCCGAAATGATTATAATTATATGAAGGTCATATTTAACGAAAACCCATATAAATTCAAAAATGAAAAAGAAAATTATATGGTAATCAATGATGACTCGTTTTTCCTTGTAATGAACGACTATAAAACAAAAAAGATATATGGTTCAAAGGTGATTGATTTACTATCAGAAACATTGCCAGAAGAGATTTTAAAGGAAATACATTACATGAAAAAGTATATAGAGCAGTCTATGAAATTTTACCCAAGAACCTATTTATTAGGTGAAACCCCTTTGACAAAGCGTCAAGTTATATTAGGTTTGGAACGCAATTTTAAAAAAGATGGTATAACACCTACAATAGGAATAATGAGAAGTAGCTATATAACATGGGTACATGATGCTTTCCCAAAGTTTGCTATTAAAAAGGCTATAGCGGAGATAATGGGGCATGATGTAAACACAGCAGAAAGGGATTACAGGAAATTCGAAGCGTGAATATATATAAAGGAATGTTACTGTTAAAGGTATAATAAGAAATGCCGATCTATACAGTCAAATATGAGTGCCCAATATGTGGGTATAGTGTAGGAGATTTAACCATTCATGCTAGATCAAAGAGGCATAAGAAGATAGAAGATTTATATAGACTTCTCGACCAATCTAAAAAGGAAAGTAGAAAGGAAAAAATTATAGAGTTAATAGACTATGAGAAGAAACGAAGGGAACAAGGCTCTCTAAAATATGAAACCAAGTATAAGCAGTACTTCAAAGAACTATATGAAGCCAAAAAGAGAAATGAAAATAAGAAGGTAAGAGAAGAACCAAAACCCGTAGCTATATTAAAGAGTAGAAAGGAGATAAAAAGAGATGATGGTTTAATCGAATATGAAGAGGATTGGCTAGACATTACTGGAAAAAAGAGATAATATCATAGTGTAATATATGGATACATTATTAAAACTATCTAAGTGCCCTTATAAAGGCTGTGAACAGTGTTTATGTTCCCTGTGTGTAGGATACTATAAAAAACAAGTGGTTAAAATGAATGGTGAATTGGTATGCTATAGCCACTTTATAAATCAAGCCCTAAGGGTCAAAGAATTAAAGAAAACATGATATTATTAAACATTACTTAATCCTTTACTTGTTAAAACCCAGACACTATCAGGATTTTAACAAGTAAAAACCCAATCATAATAAATGATATATAGGCTTTTTTTATACCCATGATTAGACGCCATGATTAGACCTTTAAGGCTTTTCACGGCTGTCCATTTTGGCGAAATTACTATATAGTATATATAAAAATCGCCAAAATGGACAGCCGTGAAATTGTTTAAAAATTCGTTTTGCCTGTTTGGTTCTACATCATGACGCTTTTTAGTCTATATCAATACTTCCTTCATAATCGTTTAATATCATTAGATCCTTTCCATATCCAATCCACCAGGCTAATAGGTAAACAGAAGGTATGATAAACCCTATTACAACCCATCCATTTTCATTTTCATCTATAAACATAATATATAAATATTGTCTATAATATATAATGTCAATTCGTATTAGGAAAGCAGATTCAACAACGGACGAAGAAAAAATAGATATTCACCCTAAGGGAACCAAATACTGCAAAGACTGTTTCCATTTATATTATAATGTCGTAATCCCTCATAGACCAAATGAACTATATACACCCGCAATATATAAGAAGAACAATACAGAGCCCATATTACAAGTCCCGCACCATTATCAATTAGCTATAACACGATTTAGTATTGGAGTCGGCAATATCCCCATTTTAATTGGTGAACCTATAGCTGAAGGGTCTAATGATTTGGTTTATACCTTCTCTTTAGAATATGATGGGAATATAGTAACTAAAAATGTAGTATATGAAGATATACCAGTATCAGGAACATTCAACCCGTTTAAATATTTCATATACACTTATTCAAGGTTCTTAAAGGCTGTGAATGAAGCTATCATTGAATGTTTTAATGACTTACCCATAGTCCCTGTTGGTAGTACCCCACCTTTGATTACCTTTGATCCTGTGACTAAATTATTTACTATAGTAGCACCAACCACTTTTTATAATGAACTATTAACAACACCTATTAGGGTTTATATGAATGGAAAGTCTGAAGCGTTGTTCCCTTCTTGGGATACGGTTAATCATCTACCTACTAACGGTTTAAATGGTAATCCTGATTTAGCCTTTAGAATTCGTTTCTATGACAAAGGGAATAATATAGATGGTGCTGATTATATCATGGTTCAAGATTATGAAATGCTAACCCGTTGGAACTCTTTCAAATCTATCCAGATTACTTCTAATCTTCCTATTCAAAACGAATATATAGAAAACGATTACCAAACCCCAGACGCTTCAAAGACTACTTCTCAAAACATACTGAAAGACTATATAATCTTATATCAGGAAGGGTCATCTGTAGCACGAACAACGGTAGACTATACAACGAAGGAATTAGAATATATAGACTTGAAGGGGGTTGACCCTCTTCGGAATATAGAGATTAATATTTTTTGGGTTGATCAGAATGGGAAACAATACCCCCTTTATTTGACTAATAACGAAACCGCATTGATTAAGTTATTGTTTAAGAATAAAGATCAGTTTTATTAAAAACTATAATGAAAATAAAATATATACAGATAATATATAAGAATGGCTAACTTCGATGTTCAAACAAAAAAGCGTCTTGATAAGCGTCTAGCAGTATCACCAGAAGGGAAGGAATTTATTATTGATGTTGCTGGTGCACAGGTAACGCCCCGTGTCGAACCTGCTACTTCCCTTTCTAATAGCACTATTAACTTCAATATTACACCTAACAGCCCTACTAGTGTTCTCGATCGTTCTGTTATCGTTGCTACTAAGGTTAAATTTGTTTTTACTGGAACTCAAGTCGGCGGTTCCGGTAATGTTATTCAACCTGAACAGAGTGCACCTCGTGGGTTTAATTATGGCGTTCAGTCTTCTACTGTAACTATAAACGGCCTTTCTATCTCTCAAGAAACCCAAGCTATTATGCACGCATTGTCTCACTTTTCCGAAGACGATCATATGGTGCATAAGCAGACCATTTCTCCATCTTGGATGGCTGCCGATTACGTACAACGCTATCTTGATGTTTCACAAGGTACTAATATGAATACTCTCAGCAACTATAAGAATTCAACCCGTGCTCGTTTTGGTAAGGGAACTTATGATTATACCGTAAATAGCATTGGTGCTACTGCTGCTAATGTTGATGTTACCTTTTATGAATATCTGACCCTTTCTCCTATGAATTATAACGGTAATGAAATGCCCGGTCTTACTAATGTTACATCGCTTCAACTTACTTTTACTCTTGCTAATCTTGAGCGTATGTGGGCTCAGGCTAATGATAACATTACTTCACTTCAAGTTTCTATTCTTGAATCTAACTGCCATTTCCAAGAGTTGTCTTTCCCAGTATATTTGAATGTCCCACCTGTTGTTACCACAAGCTATACTGATATTCAGCGTCAGACCTCTTCCCGTAATCAGTTGATTGCAGCAGGTGCTTCCGCTCAACTCTCTTCTAACTCTTACCAATTGAATACGGTTCCCCATTCTATTATCGTGTATGCTAAGGAACGCGAAAGTGATATTTATGCTGATGCTTCTTCTAAGACTAATAAGACGGATTCATATGGTGTTATTGAAAAGCTTGAAATTCAGTATAACAACCAGTCGGCTATTTTGTCTTCTGCTTCTCAGGTTCAATTGTTCCAGATGTCAGCCCGTAATGGTGTAGATTTGTCTTGGCAAGAATTCCAAGGTTCAACAAAAGAACTTTCTGGAACCGCGGGCACGGGACCCACTAATATCCCTCTTTGTGGTTCTATTGTTGCCCTTTCGTTTGGAAAAGATATCAGTGCTAATGACCCTACTGCAATCCCCGGCACTAGCATCAATTCAAATTTCCAAGTTCGTGCTACTGTTAAGAACCCTAATAACACTGGTATCGATATTTATTACGATCTGACTGTATTGTATGTTTATGAAGGTATTTTGAGTGTTGCTCCTGGACAAGCCTACAAATATATAAGCCTTTTGACGCGTGATGAGACATTAAGCCTTGAAGTTGAGGAAGGTGATGAAGTGAGTGGGGGAGCTGTGGATTTCAAGGGTATGTTGGCTAAGGCTAAGACTGGACTTAAGAAGGCTGTACCCTATTTAAAACCTCTTGCCTCTGCAGCCCTTGATGTTGGAGCGGATCTGGCTACACCATTTGTCCCATCTGCTCCTCATCTTCGGGGTGAAGTTAAAAAGCTAACTGGTTTTGGACTCCAGTCTCAGGGAGCAGGAATCATGGCTGGCGGAGTTAGCGGTGGGCAGTTACAGCCCAAGAGTTCAATGAGTCTTAGAGCGGTTTAAGAAAGATAAGAAAATTTTTATTGATAAAATTTAATCAATAGTTAAAAAAATTCAAGTAATGTTTATTAAATTATATCAGTTATAATATAATAGAATGTCTATCTCACAGCTATTGCAACCAAACGGCTATAATATCAATACTAACTCATTAGCAATTAAAGAGACTATTTTGGATTCACAGGGTACCCAGTATACTTTAGTTTTACCCAATGATGCTAATATAGGACCATTGTCAGTCTTAGTAGTGGACAGTATAGTCGATGATAAAGTCTTTTTAAAGTGGAGTGCCCCGATAGACCCACCACAGGCTCCTTTTAACTATATAGAGTGTAACACGCTCAAAGCCAATGTAGAAGTAATATCTCGAAGCCTTACTATAGACAATGTGTTAGGTAATAGTACTAATTTTACTTATGATGGAATCCAAGACCTAACATATAAACTGCCTGAAACGTTGCCTAATTTAGGATCTAATGGTTTATTGAAAACTGATGATGATGGTAATCTTGAATGGACGAATGTCGTAACAGATATAGACGAAATCACAGTCAGACAATTGAACGCAACAGAAAATATTAATACAGAAGAATTAGAAGTAAAAAATGCTTTCCAAGGGGGGTCTATTAAATTTAAACTTCAAACGGGAAACAATACAGAATATATACTTCCGAATTCACAACCAACTACTAATAATGATGTACTAAGATGTACCCCAACTGGTGAAATGTATTGGGATTTACCAGAGGTGAACACATCAAGAAATTTCTTAAAATTTGATAATTTCCAAACGATAGTAACATATACATTTGGATCAACCTTACTCGACAGTGTAGATATACAACTATTGACAAATGAAAGATATAAGGCAACTTTTACCCTTATTGGAGGTGCTGGATCTACGTTAACTAGAAAATTCAGAATTGAATTTACATCTACTGATTTAATAACTATTCAACCTGTTAATTTATTATATAGTACACCTATATTAGAATATGATTCTAGTAATGAATTTATGCCAACGGTCAATACATTTATATTTACAACAAATCCTTCACCTGCATCATTACGACTTCATAGATGTACTTTTAATGTGATTGTTATAGAAGAAAATAGAGACATTGTTTCAAAGGGATGGTATTATGATATACAACCGTTTTGAATTACTCATAAGAACATATAATTGTTATTATAAGTAAATTATTGTGTAAAGTAAACACCCGTCAATTTAATAGGGCTTGTGTCAGTGACTTCAGAAAAATCAAGAATATCTATAGTTCCTCCTGCATCATTCTGTCTTCTCCAAAGATTAATCTTTCGTGAATCAACGAACTCTCCCCACCATTCTTTATAGTCACCTGGACTAGCAGGCTCAAAAAATAATTGACACATTTGAGGATTGTCCAAGTTCCAATAAGCCTGAGGCATACTATCAGGTAATTTGACTGAAACTTCACCTGAACCTGCACCTCTTGTTAATAATTCTATAGTTGCTTGGAAAGAAACACAACTTCCAAAAACACTATAAGAGACCTTATTATAAGCATATGTTGGATTTACTGTTTGCGTTGTTCCATACAGAACTAATAATGCGTCTTCTTCGGTTCCAGATATAGAAGCCTGAAAGTTTCCATATAGTGTATATTGATTAGGTTGAAGTAATTGAGAGATTGACATCTTATATTATTACTGGAGATAAAATCTCCGCTATTATATATTATGACATCTCGAATCAGAAGAAATAGTTTAGTGCCTCCTGCGGTACAACCTCCAATTATAGAAGAACCCCAACCAAGAGAAAGACGAAAATCAGTTTCTTTCTTTACATCTCCTTCAACACCTGAACCAAGGTCTCAACCTATTATTCCCCAGACTGCTCCTGCTCCTGTTCCTACTCCTGTTTCTGTTCCTGCTCCTGTTCCTGTGAAAGAAGGCATGAAAAGCCTTTCAGATAGGGTAACTAGAAATGAAAAGCGTCTTGATGATGTTAAGCCTTGTCAATGTCATACAGTTGAAGCCAGATTTAAAAATGATATAGAACAACTAAAGAAAGCCCATGATGTAGCCATTAAGAAGCTATCTGAAGAATTAGCATTACTACAAAGGGAATTAAGAGAAGTTATTGATAGTTAAAAATTTTTAAACAAATTCACGGCTGTCCATTTTGGCTAAATTAGTATATAGTATATATAAATTTCGCCAAAATGGACAGCCGTGAAATGATTGAAAATTAGTTTGCCTGTTTGATAGTGTACATCATGCCAATTTTTTATCCTTCCTATATTATATAATGCAATCTATTAATAAACGAATTGACACCATAGAGGAGCTTTTGTCTCACTCTGAAAATGACATAGTATCCAAACTAAAACGCATTGAAGAAGCAAAGAAAAAAGAAAAGGTTGAGTCAATGAATACGACTTATCAAGAGTATCTTCATGATACCTTGATCAATGAACAGACTAAGGATATTCAGAAAAAGGATTTCTTAACGGTTCTTATATGTACTATTAAATATGTAAGGCTTAATAATCATTCTATTAGTAGAACTCTAGGAGTCAAACCATCATTGGAACTTGAAACGGAATGCACTGTTCATTTTATTCAGTCTGTGTATGGTGATACCTTTGAAGAAGATTTTATTCGGTCGTCTTCTTTGGTTATTGAAAGGCTTTTATATCCTATTCAAGAGTCTGTAGAACCTGAACCAAAGAAAGAAGAACAGAAGAAGGGGTTTAAACTTTTCAATAAGAATAAATAACTCCAGTATATTATAAATGATGATGCCTATAGAAGTGATTATAATAGGAGGGATAATAAGTACCTTGTCTTTAATCGAAAGACTAATCCGATATATCCCCAAGTTAGCATCACAGATTGAACGCATTAGACGCTCACGGGACAGGCTTGAAACCGTTAGAACCAGTATAAGAACTAGTAATGCCTCTTTAGAAGATGCAGTTGATTTTAACTCAGATGATATAAAAGATATTCTTGACATCGTTGATACCTTAACAGATTTGACAGAGGAAATAGGATTTATAAAACCTTGAGTTATAATATAAATGGATCATAACCCTATGCTAAAAGATGATTTATATTATCCTTTGACAGATAAGGAACTTCAAAAGCTACACCCTGGAAGGTTCTTCATCTATAATGACCTCGAAAGAATCAACGATATAGAAGATTTATTTGATAATCGTGATATCTGTTATATCTTAATCGAAACAAACAGAAAGAATAACGGTCATTATTTCTGTTTGATTAGACGGGGGAATATGATAGAACAATTTGACAGCTACGGGATACCAATAGAAGAACAAAAAGTCTTTGTTAAACCTGAACTATTAGACAAAGATAATCATATAACAAGGTTATTATTAGATAGTCCTTATAAGGTTAGTTATAATGAACATGAGTTTCAAGACTATGACGATTTGAATATTGCTACTTGTGGAAGATGGTGTTGTCTTCGTGCTATCTATAGAAATTTACCATTAGGTAAGTTTAAGGATATGGTTGTCCGTGATTGTATAAGAATGAAGGTCATGCCCGATGACTGGGCAGTATTAAAAACACAACCATTATTATTAAGATAATTTATATCATATAATATATAAGAATGGTAAAACTTAGTGCTTCAGAAATTGATATGTTATTTCATAGAACGTCAAATCCTACTACTGTTTCTGGTCAAATGGAAGGAGCAGGGGTTGGAGAACCATTAAAATCAAAAAGACCATATAAGCCCAGAGCTAAGAAAGGCGGAAATATCAATCCATCTGAATTAGTCCCGTCTGTGGGTCCTTCACAAGGTGCTTCTAATTCCAATCTAGAACCTAACCAGACTGATGATACACGTTTGGAAGCCGTACCAGTTCAACAGAAAGCAAGACGGAGAAACCTAAAAAGAGATCAGAAAGTGAATGGAGCTATGGCTGATGGTTCTGGTTTTAAAGAGTTTGCAGAAGGTGTAAAAGAAGGGTTTAAAAAGACCGTTGGAGCTGTTGCCCCTGTAGCATTAGATATTGGTGCAACTGTTATTCCTGGAGCTAAAGCACCACGTGAGGCAATAAGGAAAGTAACAGGATTGGGTATAAATACTAACTATAATGAACAACGTGGAAAAGATGGAATCCAGGCACCAGTAAAAGAAGAGAAGAAACCACTTAGACAAGAACTAGGAATCAAAGGAGCTGGAGCTAATCCCAAATGGGTTGATTTTGTTAAAGCAATTAAGGATACCGCACCAGAGCTTAAGTTCAATGACGCTTTGAAGATCGGAAGCGCTATGAAGAAAGATAAGAAGAATAAACTATCAGATATAACACAACAGAGTGTGGCAACTTATGCTAATCAATTGGGTATAACTAAATAGACTTGTTATAAATTATCTATTGTATAATATATAACAAATGTTAATCCCAGTAAATGCAAGAAAGGATATTAATATGAGTGACAAAAGGTTCCTTACTTTGTTTTCAAATTATAGCCGTGGTGATAGATATCAGGCATTAACACCGTCTCGTGGTGGTGCTTGTGGAGGTACTGTATTAAGTGTCAGTCCCGTTACTGGTGTCGAGGCACAGCAACCTGAAACAGTTCAGAGTGTTGATTTAATTCAGAGACCTTCTGAATATCGTACTTCATCTGGTGTTATGAAAGAAATTTTACAAAAGGTGATAAATGATGATGCTAAAGCAAGAAATGAACGTACCCCTCAAGTTAAAGCAATGAGTAAAGCAGAGAAGAAAGGAAGAGAGATTGGGAAACGTGTACGTAGAAGTAAAGAAAAAACGGCATCAGCTCAATCAATCGTAGAAGACTATAATAAATTGAGAACTAAGAAGAGTAAGCAAGATTTTATTTCTGCATTAGGAAACGTGTATAGTCAGAATCCATCCGGATCTAAATATATTCTTGAGGGGATTGAGATGATAAAGAGTCTATAGGCTCTTCATAGTTCAATGACCCATTGAGAGAAAGGATGTAGTGTTTTATGATCAATGTGATATTTTCATTATTATATAACGTTTCATAGGTTGATAGAGGTTGTATAAGCCAAGCTTCGAGGCCTCCATGTTCGCGAATAAAGTTATATAGTCTAGATTGATGACCTTTTTTATATCTTTTTGTGTGTTTCTTAACAGTCAATTGCATGTCTGTTGTTGCTGAGATGTAGCAATCAGTTATATTTTCGTCTTTGCATTTGATGGCATAGAAAGTATATTTAACCATTGTATTATATTCTTTATAGGTAAAAATTTTTATGTTCGATTATACATTAGCCTTGGTCTATATCAATCATTTGTTCTTATAATTGATATACATCATATTCTTTTAAGTCACTTCAGGGAATCGAAAAAACCATCATTCCGAATTTATGGTGACCATATCTTTGAATCAGTTATGATAAAATTTGGGTAGTGTCTGGAAATCGTAATAGCTCGAGTGTTTTTAGCGTTTATGATTTCGTCTGTTTGATTCTTATCATACCCCATGTAGTTATTAAGAAAGTAGCGTTGAGCACGTACATTATCACGATTGAATATTGTTATATAGTGGCTTTCATTATGAATCACACGACCAAGGGCTTTTGAGTTTGGGTTAAGTAAATGATTGATTATGATGCAGTAGACACGGTAACTTCTACCAATTTCTAATATATCTAAAATCATTCTACTTATCATTTCATAATAGTGTTTCTCTAGACTGTCAATATCATCGAAGATAACAAGGCTATTAGGTAAAAAATCAGTGGTTACATTGACTGGGTTTTTTATTAGGTCATCGTTTATCTTTACTCTTCTGATCCTTTCTTGTTTATCGAATACTGGGTCTTTATCCTTTCTACTGAATAAGAAGCATTCACCCTGTGGGAAGATTTTTAACCATTTTTCTGTATATTTCGATGCGTAATAAGATTTACCAGCACCAGACGAACCAGCAATAAAGAGACATTCTCTAGCCTTACTATTAGGGATTATAGAGATATCTTTGGTCTCTGATATGTACTCATTGGGGGTTGCCTTTGGATTGAAATATATGTATGTCTGTTCATCTTCTGCTATTAAACGCTTTCCGGATCCGCTTGATGTACTAAACATATTCTATTATATTATATGTTAACATAATAGAATAGACTAAAAGGCGTCATGATGTAGAACCAAACAGGCAAACGAATTTTTAAACAATTTCAAGGCTGTCCATTTTGGCGATTTTTATATATACTATATAGTAATTTCGCCAAAATGGACAGCCGTGAAAACCCTTAAAGGTCTAATCATGGCGTCTAACCATTATCAATTGATAGGCTATATCTTCATACCAGTCCTTATGCATAAACTCTTTATATTTTTCCCATTCATTCTTCATAAATAATAAAGCATCTTTATTTTTACCCCAACGCATTTTTAACACTTTTTTATAATTTCCCTTATCTTGAAATTTTATCATCATCTCACTTAGAACACATGAAAACGTCCCTTTATAGCGATATTTATCTAATCTCTGTATATGGTTTTTATGTGCAGCTCTGACATGCACCCATCCAGAAGGATCAGTCTTTAGTTCTTCTGAAGGCGACCTAATAAGAAGATCGTTTAAGGTTTTATCTTTAATGGTTGGTAAGGGTAGATTAGATTTTAGCTTATATTCACGAACCATTACTCTTTTACTATTAACAGTTACCTTTTTTTCTCCTACCTTGACTAACTCAGAATCTGACCAACGGTAAAGCGCCATATTGATTCTATTAATAATTTTAACATCTTCGGTCTGTGTTGTCTTGCTCTGAGCGTTTCTCTTTTTATGGGTATCGGTTATCTGCATATCTTTAAAGATAATATCAAGGGTTTTATTAATCTCATCTTTCTTATCTAGGCTAATGACTGTATCGAAATCAATAAGGTTTTTACAATTCATAAGGCTTACTAATTGATTTATCTGTGGATAGATACTTGAATAGTCATTTAAAACTTCGGTTACATTATCTGCCAGTTTATCGGGCATTTTACCATTTAGACACCTTGAAAGCCTCTGGAATTTTTCCATAACAACAGGCTTATTAATAACATTATTAAAAAAATCCCGTTTCTGATCAGTGTTAAGAAGGCTAGTATTAATCAACAGATTCATAAAACGATTAGCATATATGTTTTTCTGTTCCTCTGTTGCATTGGAAATTTTAACAGCTTGTTCTGCTTGTGTAATATCCTTATCTGTGTATTCTTTAGCTAAATCAAGATACCCCCCTTTATCTCCTACTGTGTTATCATAGGCTTTTACCTTCTCGATAATTTTAGACGTATAGTTAAGCTCTTTTAGATAACGTTCGAAGAGCTTATCATAAAAATGACCGCTAATGTGTCTTTCGAATTGACAACTAATAATGACATCATGTAGCCAGGGAATGGGTTTAGCCTCTTGATTGAAATCTAGACGCTGAGAAAGGGTCTCACTGATTTTATCAGTAGATAAAAACCCATCATGATCATATGATTTATGGTAGGTATAGAACATAGTATTAGTTTTAATATGACGTACCCTCATAGATGATTGGAACATATCCCTGACGCTTGTAGTCAAATCAGAACCATAGATAAACAAATAATCAAACATATCAGGGAGGTCAAAATTTACTCCTACTGTGATAGTGGGTGTATAGAGTAAAAGGTCTAAATCTTTCCAAGCTGTTCTAGCGTCTATGCATTCATGCTTGATAGTATCTCCCGTCTTAGCTTCATAAAACTTTACCTTCTTCTCTTGAATAATATCATGAAGGTCTTCTATTACCTTATGGCAAAACCCATTAGAGGCACTAGCAACCACACAACGGAAGCCCTTTTGAAGTTTCTCTTTAATTTTGCTAATCAAGGCCTTACCTGATGGCAACATATAAGCAGTACGTTTAACAGGTGAAAAGGTATTAACTCTAATTTGCTTACTACGATCAGGCATAAGATTATTAAAAAAATCTCTTGTTCTATTAGACATCATAGCATCCATAGCGATAATCTTACGGCTATTTTTAAAGATGAATTCAAAGGCATCAATGCAAGGTTTAATCTTTTTGAGGGTCGGAGAGTTAAAAGCACAAAGAACGGTCTCAGATTCATCCATGATGATTAAATCATAAATTTGACCTTGAAGCCTATGAATAGATTCGATTGAGCAAATGACCCGATCAGATGAAGGGTTGAAGCCTTGAGTCTTGTAATTGATAAAACCATAATTTTTAAACTCTCCTTCAATGTTATGACTAAAGATAATTCGAGGACTAAGATAAAGGCACCGTTTGGGGTTATCATACAGGTCAAGTAGACGCTTAATAGAAGACGTCTTACCGGTTCCCATTGGGCTACGCTCGATAACAATATCAAAATTAGAAGGGTAATCCCTAACATAGGGTTCGTTATATTCAACATATGAAAAACCATCAGTTTTAAGGCTTGTTAACTGGTTAAATAGCTTATTAAACCATATATCAGATTTTGGGACATATTGCCTAGCTGTTCTGATGAGTGAACCTATGGTATAGCCTTTCTCTGTTGGTTTGAATGATTGATAATACTTTGAGCATATAGCAGACTGGTCACCATAAAGACTACATTGATTAGACCAATCCACCCACATAAAAAGGGGCTGATTATACTTATGAAGAATCATACCAACCATAAGCCAAATTTTCGTAGGCTGGCCATTACCATTATTAGGGATACAAGATAGATAAAACTTAATTTCATCATTGGTTTCATAATTAGGAGTGGCTACTAGCTCTGTATTAAGTTGCTGTTTAATAGTGACTTTTTTTTGTTTAACCTGACAAAAGATGATATCATCAGGATCATCAATAAGGTTAAAAATCTGTTGCTTGAATACTTGAAGCTTATGAGGGCATTGATAGGGTAATAAGGGGAATTTTTCTGCGTCCCGTTTGCTTTGATAAGGCATTCTAAGTTGTGCTGTACGGTTGTAAAGGTTAAGGTCAATAAGATCAGGATGAATAGAATGTAGATGCTTACCGAATACATTAAGATCGGCTTTATTTTGAAAAGGTAGGGGTATGGTAATATGAAGACTTAATTTATCTGGTCTAGTTGCAGTCCAGACTGAGCAGTCATAAGGATTGAAGGTACGGTTAAGAAGCTTTATAGATTCCTTGAAAACGGATGACAAAATAGTATTAAGAATAACACTAACTTCGAATTTATTATAAGACCCTTTCTTATCAATATCAAGATAAAAATAAGACGCCTTCTCTTCAGGGTAGTACTCATGAAGATAATTATTAGTCTTGATGTTAATAAGATTATCAAAGTCATATTGATTGTCATAGACTAGGAAATATCGGGTCTTGGTTTCTGTTTCATGTTGAATGATGATAGAATAGGGTTTGCGCGATGAAGCGTTTAGAGCTTCAGCCTTAGTATAATAGGCAGTCGTTTCTAAGAAATCGAAGTACGACATCTTAACTATATCTATATAATTGTTATACATCTTAAATCTTTAAGTATTTTCACGCATTTTATTATAGGCTAAAAAGCGTCATGATATACAAACCCAACAGGAAGCAAATTTTAAACAAATTCACGGCTGTCCATTTTGGCTAAATTCATATATAGTATATATAAAAATCGCCAAAATGGACAGCCGTGAAAAGCCTTAAAAAGGGAAAACCAAAAGGGTCTAATCATGGGGTTATAAAGTATTGGATATACTATAATGAACAAGTTGTATAATAAAGACTGTTTTGATGTCTTTCCCCTTATCAAAGACAAATCGATTAATATGGTCTTAGTTGATCTTCCATACGGTCAGACTGATTGCCATTGGGATATACCCTTAGATTTATCGGCCATGTGGAAAGAGTTATCAAGAATTGGAAAAGATAATTGTCAATATCTATTTTATACTACTACTAAATATGGTTATGAGTTGATTAATAGTAAGCGTTCATGGTTTAAATATGATTTGGTATGGGAAAAATTCAAATCTGTAGGCTTTCTAAATTGTAATAATCAACCATTACGAGCACATGAGATGATATATTTATTTAATAATACTAATACTGATGATATCAATGTAGAATTTAATAAAGATATGAGAGACTATGCAAGAAAGGTTAAAGAATATATCAATTTACCTAAGTCTCAATTAAATAAAGATTTTGAGAACAGTTCATATGACCACTTTTTCCGGTGGAATTCATCACAATTTTTATTACCAACAAAACAAACATATGATAAATTAATATCTCTTTATTCCATTGATAAAATGGAAGGGTTTATCCCTTATGATAAATTAGAAATGATAAAGATAAAACATACTTATAACGCTCAAATGACTGAAGGTAAGCCATATAAGGCTTCACGATCCCCAACAAAAAATACTGTTTATGGTGCTTTTCTCGCTAAGGAAACCAATAATCAATCAGGGTTAAGATATCCTAGGTCAGTCCTTAAATTTCATCAGAATGGGAAAAAATTACACCCAACCCAAAAGCCTTTAGAATTATGTGAATGGCTTATTAAAAGCTATTCAAATGAAGGGGATTTAGTATTAGATTTCTGTATGGGTTCAGGTTCAACCATTGAAGCGTGTATAGGCACTAATAGGAAATATATAGGCATTGAGAAAGATAAAGAGATATATAAATTAGCAAGGGAAAGAATAAAGGGTCTAACCAAAAGGGTCTAATCATGGGCATAAAAAAAAGCCTATCTAATGACCCGTTGAATACTTGATTTTTTTTAACTATTTATTAAATTTTTACGAGGTGCAAAAATTGCACCTCGTAAAAATAGCCAATATATCATTTATTATGATTGGGTAGTTAGGCTTTTTAATGTTACTATTTTGAAGATCGCAAAGATCACATTTTGCGATCTTCAAAATAGCCAATATATCTTTTATTATGATTGGGTAGTAGGTTGGGTAGCTTGGCTTTTCTTTGCCTTGGCTTCTTTCTGTCTTTCATGATACCTGTTTCGAAAGTATTCTTTATTGCAATCATTACATTTACTTTGCTTCATCTTAAATTGATCAATAGGCTTTTCAACTTCACATACACTGCAAGTTTTCATACCATCAATACCAAAAAGCTTCTGAAGGTTCTTAATTTCCGTCTGGTATTTGCTGATAGCAATCTTAGCTTGTGTCTTATTAGAGGGTTTGAATAGATCGATCTTTTCCATCTTATCTATATATTATATAACAGTATTATTTCTTTAAATCATTTAACGCTATTTACTATACTTTTTTTTAAATACTATAGTATATAAGAATGTCATTGACTGTTGAACCAGAAATTGAAGAACAAATTGGTGAAATAGTAGCAGGACTAGTAGAGCTATATGATGATAAAGGCGAGGATTTGCCTACTAGACTGAATATTAAGGTGGTTAAGCAACCTGATGTATCTGAACATAGTTTTAGAGCTGTTCTAAATCTTGTTGATGATCGTGTGTATCAACTGCAGAAGCTTCGGTATTTGAAGCGGTAGTATTAGATTTCTTGGGTCGTCCTCTAGTCTTTGATTTAGGTGCAGTTTTTGTCCTTGTTGGTGGTGTTACTGGTACTTCTTCAGGAGTATCTATTGGAGTATTAGTTGGGGTTTGGGTTGGTAACGATTGTGACCTAGTGACGGGAATCTTTAAAGGTGCAGTGGGGAGTTTTTGCGGTAGTCTATTGTAGTGGTTAAGCCTGATCATGTTATATATTATATGATATAATATTATATAACATGGTACGCACATTTTTTTTATCAACGAGTACAAGACCAGAGAAAAAGTATATGGTTTTTGATTACGAGAACCCAGATAAGGTAATTCACTTTGGTCAAAAAGGATTTTCTGATTACACACTACATAAAAACCCTTTACGGAAGAAAGCCTATATTCTTAGACATAAGGTTCGTGAGGACTGGACTGATTTGACTAAAGCGGGAACATGGAGTAGATACCTCTTGTGGGGAGAACCTACCTTAGATGCTTCTATCAAAGCAATGGAAAAGAGGTTTAATATACAGATAGTTACTTAGATGAAGACTTGACCTTCTTTTCCCTGTACTCTTTCTGTTGTTTCCTGATGTGTTCTTTATTGTCTTGGTAATACTGCTT